GCCATCTGGAATTGCATCTGCTTCACATACTTGTCAGGAATAACCCCGCCGAGCAGCGTTTCGATGTGCGTGGCGCTATTGGGGCATTTCAGTTCCAACAGTCCGTCGTCGCCGATCAGGCCATCGGGAGACGCGCCGGCCATCTCAATCGACGGGTGCGGCATGAAACCAACCTGGACCACGTCGCGGTCGATGTAGAACTCGTAAGCCCGCCTAGCTTCCGGCTCCGTCTCGGTCCCGTGGATCATGGCCGCATTGGTGAATGACGGCGCGACACACCCGGTCAGCCGCTCGCAAATGAGTTGTGAGGCATAGTTCGCCTGCGAGGCTGAATAGCCGCTCTTGGTGCGAGCCATGAGGTCCGCGATCCGTGAGGCCGTGACTTTGCCGCAGCGCTCTTGCAGCCATGCGTCTGTACCCTGCGCGTTCACTTTGCCATCTCCGGTTCGCGCTGCTTCTTCTTCGCGTCCAGCGCCCGCATGGCCGCGTCAAACTGGTCAGCCGGGACTTCCTTGAGACTGGCAATCCCGAAGTAGGCACAGAACCTCGCAAGGTCCGCGCCGACCGCGTTGGCCTTGTCCTGAAGCGCGTGAAGCTGATCCTCGTTTACCTTGGCGTTGCTAGCGACTTCCGGCGTCGATCCGTCCGCGTCGTTGTCGCCCTCTGTCGGAATTGCGAACGTCATGAAGGCCGCGTATTTGTAGGCAGCGGACATGGCCTTGTTCGTCGCCTTGTCGCTGCTATCCATTGCCTCGCCAAAGGTGGCTGCGGTGTGCGTGGTTCCGTCGAGAGCCGACACGAAGTCGAACTCCGCGTGGACCGTGACATAGAACAGCGCGCCGCCGTTCTTGCTCTGGCGCTCGATCACTTCGCGCTGGACAACACGGGGGATCACGACCAACTTGTGAGCGGACAGCAACGGCGACAGTGCCGCGTAAACGTCGTCAATGCCTCGGAAGTTGTAACCGGAGCCCTGTGTGTTGCGGCGGCTCTTGGCGATGCCGACCTTGGCAAGCTCACCCTGGATTTCCGCTATCGCCTGATAGACGTGCGGCGTTCCAGATTTCACTTTCGTTTCCGCGTTCATCATCACTACCGGGACTGTTGACCAGCCCCGGCTCCCTCGTTGGAATCCTTGATTGCGTTGAATTTCGCCATGTGCCGATCGAAGGCGGCGTAATCGCGTTGCTTGAGAGCGGCCGCAGCCCGATCCCATTCGTCGCCCATCTCCATGAATTTGGAGATTGCGAACGTAAGCTCGGGTGTCTGTGCGCTCTCTAGGAGAGATGGGATGGCGTTCATGCCGATTGCTCCTCGAACCAAGCGTTGATCTCCTCGATCACGCCGATGCGCGTGCGAGCGAACACTTGCTCGCCGTTGCCGACCCATCCATCTTCCTCGCCTTCCCAAGAGGCGTCGAAGTTTGGCCCGGTTGCGCTCCAGTCGAAGTCGCGAATGGGTGTCGGTGGAGGATCGAATGAGAGTGTCCAACCGCGATAAGTGTCGGCGTGGCACTCGATGCAGCGCGGCCATGCGGTTCGATGCTTGCAAATGTTCATGCTGCCTTCCCCAATCTGGCCCGCTCGGTCATCACGTAGCGAGCTGGTGGAATTGTCTCCTCCACGATCCCGACAGACGCGAGAGCGGCGGCACGAAGCATCTTCCCGCACTTGCGACTGTCTCCAGCGTCACGGGCGGCGGTGTATTCAGCCAGCCATTCGGCATCGGCCTTGCGCTCGGCTTCCGATTTGAACGGCAGACCGAACTCGCGGGCGGCTCGATCAAGGAACTCGGATCGAGTTACTTTCGAGGAGTCGGCGGTGAGAAGGCGGGTCATGCCAGAACCGCCCAAATCCACGCCAGCAGAACACTGATCCACATTCCAGCAACACAGCCGACAATGGTTCCGGACCAGAATCCTCGACGGAACGAAGCGTCTTTCTCACGCTCCACACGATCATGGTGAGAACGGTAGAACTGGACCTCGTTACGAAGCCTGCGCCATTCGTCCTCGGGTGTGCCGATGGCTCTCGCGTCCTTCATTGCGCGGGCGATGCGGCGAAGGGGGATAACCTTGGCGGTCATGACCGCACCGTCTGCCGGCGAAGCGCGTCAATCGCGTCCATCGCCTTATCTTCGGTGGGGAAGTAACCACTGTGGAAAGTGTTGCCGGCGTCCTTGAAGAAGTAGCCGGCGCCGTCCTTGTGAATGTCGAAGCCGCGATAGGTTGTGCCGGTATCGGTCTGCATCTCTTCCTCCACGCTTGTGCGTTGAGGAGAGTTGATACGCTTCGTATCGTAGACTGTCAATACATCATGTATCAGATTTTTTGCTATTCGTTCCCGGCTCGGAAAACTCCGGAAGGGGGAACGTCATGAAACTAGCTTTGATTGCGCTCGCGGTGGTGGCACTGCCGGGGGCCGCGATGGCCCAGACCTACGTCCACGGCTACACGACGAAGAACGGAACTTATGTGGCTCCGCATTACCGTAGCTCGCCGGACGGCAATCCATACAATAACTGGTCAACCGTGGGGAACGTCAATCCCTACACAGGGCAAGTTGGAACCAAAAACCCGTATAGCAGCTACAACAATCCCTATAGTGTGCCGAGTTACGCCCCGCCAACTTACACGGCTCCGGCAATGCCCTGCATCTACTGCTCAACCACGCAAACCCAGACCGATTCGAGCGACGACAGCAGCAGCCCTTATTGAGCCACTGATTTAATGAGGCCCATGCGGCGCAACAGATCCAGCGTGCGCGGCGGATAGGCGGACAGGACAAATCCAATCACCTGAACCGTCTCTCCGTCCGTGGGCTGCTCCACATCAGGCCCGCGATATTCGACCGGCTGAAATTCTGCCTTTGTTGATCGTGGCACCAGCCAGAGCTTGCCGTGATCCTCGCGAAACTCCTTCACGGTCATTTCGCGTAGTCCATCTGGCCTGATGCGCTCAACAATCACGTGGTCCCCGGACTTCGGCGGAACTCCGTCCTTGAAAATCGACACGCAATCCAGAACCGACCCCGGTTCGTAAAACTCGTTCATCGATAGCCCAACCACGACCAGGCCGAATCGCTTTGCTCCCGGTATTGGCGACGGCATGTTCTCAATCACGAAGGTGCGTTCGTCATTCCAGTGCTCAGAGGATCGCCAAGCGCCAGCTTCCACACTTCCGTTCACAAGCAGCCTATCATCGTCGCTGATTGGCTGAGCGGGGTCTTTTTCCACCCGATCCAAGCCCAGCAGCCAGCCAGCTCGCACCTTGAACGCGCGACCGTATTTCTTGGCTGCGTCGGGGCCGAAACTTCGCGTGCCGTTTTCATGGTGCCTATAGGCGGACGGATTCCACCCGAACGCCTCTGCGGCCTCCTGCGCGGATTCAAACCCCGCATCGATTCGTGCCTGCCTTAGTCTTTCAGCCTTCGTCGCCATGTAATCTGCGATACGCGGCGGAACGATACAATGGGGATTGCAAAATGCGATACGGTGCGTATTATACGCGCTTATGGCCAACATCGATCGGATTTACAAAGCTTGGGGCAACGCCGAGGAGATGGCGTCGGACCTCGGTGAAAAGGGTGTCACGGTTCGGCAATGGCGCAACCGCGGAAATATCCCTCCCGAACATTGGGCGCGGATAATCGAGAAAGCCGCAGCGCGCGGCACCGATCTGACCGTTGAGGACTTCGGCCCCAATCCTGAAGTGCTGGCAATCGCAAAGGCCGTTGAAGCCGAGAAGCGGGCCGCAGCATGAGGGAGCAGTTCGTCTATTTCGCTCGCGTTGTGGGAACTGTCGGTCCAATCAAGATCGGCTGTTCGTGCTGGCCGGCAAATAGGGTCAGGCAGCTCGGTATAGACACAAAAACCAACTGCGAAGTGATCGCGGAGATTCCCGGCTCCTTCCTTCTGGAGCGCAACGTCCATCTCAAGTTCGCACATCTTCGGTGCGATGGTCCGTCGCGTGCGGACAGAGACGCGCCAATCGCTGGCGCGACGGAGTGGTTTCAAGCAGCCCCCGATCTTCTGGCGTTCATCGAACAAGCCAAGAAAATTGGGGAACTTCCACTCACATTGGAAGACTGTCGGGAACGCATATTCGCGGCCCGATACATGTCCGGCGAGACTCTCAAGCAGATTGGCGATGACTACGGACTGACACGCGAGCGAGTGCGTCAAGTTCTCGCCTCCATCGGCGTTAAGCGGCGCACACTGACCGAGATTGCATATGTGAACTCGCTCAAGCGCCGCAAACGGAATGAAGAGTGGCTGGCGAGCTTCGGCCAACGGAGCGCAGCATGAGCGCTCTCACCACCATAGCCAAGCTGGCGAAGGCTGATGCTTTGCTTCTCGTTGGCTGGACCGCTGGCTGCATAGCCGGAGGTATTTGGGTTGCTGTCTGTCTGACGGTTCCCAAGCTGGTTCCGATACTGGTTGCAAGGTTCTTGTAGGCCGTGGCGCGGGGGACAATCACAGGACTCGGCGCGGGACAGCGCAACGATTGGGCGACACCGCCAGAGATTTTCACGGCACTTGGCTGTCGCTTCGACCTTGATGTTGCCGCTCCAATCGATGGGCCGCTTCATGTGCCCACTACAAATTGGTTCAGCGAGAACGCGCTGGAGCGCTATTGGTATGGCTTCGTCTGGATGAACCCGCCGTTCGGTGGGCGCAACGGCGTCCGTCCTTGGCTGGACAAGTTCCTCGACCACGGAAACGGGCTTGCGCTCACCCCGGACCGCGTGTCCGCTCCATGGTTTCAGGAGTGTTGGGATCGCGCTGACGCTATCCTGTTCACCCCGAAAACACCGTTCCTCCTGCCTAGCGGAAAAAGGGCCGGAAATCCAGCTTTTGGCAATGCCATTTGGGCTTGCGGCGAGAGGGCTATTGCTGCCGTTCGCCGTGCAGAAGCGCGCGGGTTCGGCAAGGTCGCAACTCGCGATCTCGCGGAGGCCGCGTAGATGGACGGCAAATTCTGCATCAACTGCGTTTGGTTCTCTCATGAGAGCCATGGGTATGACGGTTATGATCTGTGCCGCCGCAGACTTAGCGACCGCCGCGACCCTGTAACTGGAAAGTTCAACGATACTCTGGGAGCCGATTGTTCGTGGGAACGGAGATCTGATCGCACACTGTTCCGCAGGCGAGAGCGATGCGGGCCGTCTGGCAAGTTCTACGAGGACCGCCGGTAAATGGAACCCGCCTCCATCATCTCCCTTATTCTGTGGTTCGCTCTTCTCGGATCGGGAGCGTGGTTTCTCGTTAAGCCAAGGCGAAGTGACGCACCCACGATCTATGGGGACGTGCCTCATCTGCCGTTTGATGCCCTCGGTCATAACGAAGGCGCAACTATCCGATGAACGGCGCAACTTTCCTTTGCCGACCGCAGTCACAGGTGCTGGGCGACGTTGGAACCGCCCTCTTGCAGATCAAGAACGCTCGCGGCCTCACTCTAGAGGACATGGGCCGGGACATTGGCGTGTCTCGCGAGATGGTCGCTCAATACATCGCTGGCGAAGCGGAGATGGGCTTTACCAAGTGGTTTCGAGCGAAAGACGTTTATCCCGAGCTTGAGGAGCTGATTGCCGAAACCGCTGCGGATCGCGCGGCCAAAGCTCGGCAACGTGCGCTCGACTTGGAGCTTCCACGGAAGCGAGGTGGCGCATGAAGTGTGGGTGGTGCCTCAAGGAAAAGAAGCTCAATTTCTACTGCGGCAAGCGTGAGTGGCGTTGCAAATGCAGCAACGATTATCGCTCGCCAGTTGAGAAGCGCCGCGACCGTTTCCTGAACAAGTATGGCGACGACCCAACAGCCTATACGGGCAAGGTTCTCGCCAAGATGGCCGCTGATGGCCTGTTCGACATTACGGCAGCATTCTGCCCCGCTGGCAAGCTGACACTCGCTGAAGCGAAAGCTCGCGAGGCCAGCTCATATAACAGGGCGGTGTAGAGCGATGGCCCACGCATTCTACGCGCTTGGCCGTCTCAAAACCGGCGCAATGAACAAGACCGAGGCCGCTTACGAGCGCGACCTACGGGACGCGAAGAGCCTTGGCGACATTCAGTGGTATCGGTTCGAGGGACTGAAGCTCAGGCTCGCCGACAACACGTTCTACACGCCCGACTTCGCGGTGATGGCTTCCGATGGCGTGATCGAGTGCCACGAAGTTAAGGGTTTCTGGCGCGACGACGCGCGGGCGAAAATCAAGATCGCTGCTGAGCAATATCCCTTCCGGTTCAAAGCTGTCCAGGCTCTCGCAAAGAAGCATGGCGGTGGCTGGAAAGTGGAAGAGTTCTGATGTCCACCCGTCAAGATCAGGTAGCCGAATGGATGGCCGCCTATGGCGGAACACCATCACAATGCGCTGAGTGTCTAGGGATAAGCTACAAGGCTGTTCAACGGGCATGGTCGAAGGTCTGCGCCAGATATGGGTGGCAGGCGAAGTGACGCACCGCGCGTACTGGCCGTGGGAGCCCGAAGAAGAGCTGGCGATGGTGGACATGCGTATCGCCGGTAAGCCTGCGAAGGCCATCGCTCGCGAGCTGTGCAGGGAACCGTCGTCGATCCACAGCCGGATGCAAATCATCCGCAATCGGTTTGTCGAGCCCAACCCTACACTGAGAAAGCATCGGCAGGAAGAGCTTGAGCTGCTGCGGAAGCTTCTGGTCGAAGCGCAGATGTCTGATTGTGGAGAGATGCGGTGAGCTGGAACATAGACAAAGAACGTCTTCTTAAGCTCATCGATGAAGCGGAGCTTGTGCAGATAGATCACGG